CGAGAGATGGTTAAGGACGGATGCTTTGTTACTGGCAACTACCTTTGCTTGCCTTGTTGAAATAGTTGCGAAGGGGTCAAGGACTAGGCGCACCTCCAAGTGTAACCACTTGGCCGGTACGTCCGAATCCCGGACCACCCGCACCTTTTCATACACCTCTTGAAGTTTTCGGATATGGGATCCGAGAACCGCAAAGGGTGGCAAGGCGAGCAGTATTGATTGGCCTACCAACCCTTCTGGGAGAGCGACCAGAAACCTCTTCGCTTCCAACTGGAACCGAAAGAGGGTCTGAACGCTCTTCTTGATCGCCTCTTCCAGGACTCTAGCTTTGCACTCAATCAACAACACACCGAGCATCATCTGCTTGGGTGAGTTAATTGACATGCAACCTAGAACTCCGCCTAACAGGATCTGTGACAGCAAGTGCCGTTTAAGAGCCTGTAGACCCTTACTATCCTCTCGCGAGGGTAAAAGGAAGAATCTCCACGCCTTTTCGGCCAGCCTGCTGGCTGCAGACATGCCTAATAGGACGAAGAGTTCAGCGAACAAGGCCCGGGAAACCAGAGTGCGAGTTCGCGGTAGCCAGCGAGCCTCTACCTCCCTCATCCAGGTTGCAACGCCGTAGAAAGAGGCATAACTGATGGCCTTGGAAACAAGACCAGAAGTCACGCCCTTCCGAAAGCGCACAGCCTCGAAAAGGGAGCCTAGAGGAGCGCCGGTTACCTCAATGCCACGATGGACCCACCTCTTGGCGAATTCGTACGTGTCTTGCGACACATGCGTCTTCGTTTCGGAAATGGATACATCTAACTCAGACAGGAGCGTTCGGTACTCCTCGGCTACAGCAGCGTCAGCGATGACGATGTCGTCTCCGAGTAGTGCGTAGCGAGTAAAGAAGACAGTTTTACCTGCCCTCTTCGCCGCTACACGAACGATTACATGGTGGCAGACTGAGAACATAGCCCATGAACTATACGCGCCCATTGGTTGTCCGCAGGCGTACCTTACGGTACCCTTGGACCCCCAAGAGACGTGATAGTCACGGCATGTGATCAGCCTACTCCATGCGGCCGCATAACTCTCCGACACGAGTAAGCCCAGTACAAGTTCCTGCAAAAGTACAGGAAACCTATCTGTGGCCTGGCTCAAGTCAAAAGAGTAATACGGCCCCTGCTGAGGTAGGGTGGCTCTGAAGCTACCCTGATTAAAGGTACAATCCGGCTTCAGCCCCCTCAAAAGGTCCATAAGGGCCAGATGAAGAGGGTAAAGAGCAGATTGTGTCCAATAGTCAAGGATAGCAACGATTCTACACTTGGCTTCCTTATCTTTGACCATTGATAACTTGGCACTACGGCCCTTGGGTCGGAGTTTAACCTCCTTCCCTCGGACTTTGGTATCAAGCATCGATAGCCATTGATTTGGGACCAGGTGGGTTCGTATGGTTTCAATCAATCGGATAATCCCATCTCCTCCCAAAACGGACAGATCGCTAATCTGTTCGTGAGTGAGAAGGTGGGCATCCTCAATTGAACCTATCAGAGCTTGGGCGTTCGGACCTGCTTTGGTGGATGTGTGGCACTCAGTCCAAACGGGCTGAGTGAGCGTCAGACCCAAGCTAGCTACCGTGCCAATAAGGTCCTCCCGCAAACGCGGTGAGATATGACCATTAAAGGGACGAGTAACCGGCTCAAGGTCAGGCGCCTTCCAACCAGGAAGTAAGCGGGACCACCCCAAAAGGGTGAGTCCTAACCTAATCCTGGGTGGATCACGCATCCGGAAGAGTTCGACGAGAGGTATCCCCCTCGGGAGTCCCTCTTTGTCTAGCTCGACCCCAAAGCCTGGTGACTCCTTAAGAGGGGAAGCGCACAGGTAACGAGTGCAGGCCAATCGGATAGACTTAATCCATCCGATCGTCTCCACCGTTCCTCGTGTTTCCGCCCGCTTGAGGACCACACTAGTCCACGAACGCACCAACCCTTCATCATACTCAACGTTGAGGTATACCTTACACAGGAGTCGGATGACTATCTGTGCTAGGGTTAACTTTAACTTGAGCATAATGGTGATAGTGTACTAAAGTACGTTTCTTGAGGTGAGCCACCAACCTGCGCATTGGTGCGAAGATGCTTGGAACCGACCCGTCCCTTTCGGGAAAGCGAAAAGCATGCATAGCACGAGCTACACTCTGCGTAACGCTCCGCAAGGAG